GCATTTACCAGCATGGAACAACTGCCATACATGTCAAAACGCTTTATGCTAGAACGCTTCTTGGGATTGACTGAAGACGAAATCAAGAAGAACGAAGAAATGTGGCGTGAAGAACGTGATTCACCAGAGATGAAACCCACAACAGGACAAGATCTACGATCAGTAGGCATTACTCCTGGTGCGTTAGAAACAGACATTCAAACAGGCGAAGACATTGGCCAGATGACACCTGATGGCGGCATGGGCGGAATGCCTGGTGCTGTGCCTCCTGCTCCTGGCGGTATGCCTGGCGGCGCCGCACCTCCTCCAGTATAAATACGTCCATGTTACTAACAGAATTTTGGCATAAAGAACCTGAAGCATATCAGGATGTTGCACAAGACAACAGCCAGCCTCAAATTGGCGACCTGCGCAAAAGTCGCCTTACCTTGCGTCAGTTAAACAAACTGCGCAAGATGAATGATGTACGAGCCTATGAGTACAAAGAAAAACTCAAACTTGTTCGTCAACAATACTCACCCCCAGCCGCACCTCCAGTATAAACGGCATTTATTGTCGTTTTGACCCCATAAACCACCTATATTTCATCTAGTGTGTAAATAACAACACACTTTACCTATAGGAGTTTTTCATATGAACCGTTTTGAACAATTGATTGAATATGTGATCAATGATGACGAGCAAAAAGCTCGCGAACTATTCCACGACATCGTTGTGGAAAAAAGCCGCCAGATCTACGAAGACATCATGGCTGAAGAAGCCGAAGAAATCGAAGAAGGCGCAGACGAAGAATTAGACGAGATGGACATGGGTGGTGACGCCAGTAATGATCTAATCGACGACGTGGAAATGGAAGAAGAATCTGACATGAACATGGAAGCCGAAGGCGACGATGCGGAGTTTGACGACGAAGCAGAAGAAGACGGCGAAGATCTTACCAAAGACATGGAAATGGACAATGATGAGTTTGGCGGCGACGGTGGTGGCGACGAAGCAGCCACTAAAGACGACATCATGAATTTAGAAGACAAGCTGGACCAGTTGATGGCCGAGTTTGAAGACCTCATGGGCGGCAACGACGACATGGATGACATGGGCGGTGATGGCGACATGATGGGTCCTGATGAAGGCGGAGACGCTCTTGAAATGGACGACACAGAAGAAATGGGCATGATGGAAGCCGTGAGCTTAAAAGCAGCCCCAAAGCCAGTAACTGGTGAGCAAGGTGCTTATTCCAAGAGCCCAGTTGCAGCCAATGCAGGCGCTAAAGGTCCTGTTGGCAACACAGTTAAGCCTGTACACGCTGGTGGCGAAATGGGTGGCAAGCACGACACTTCTGCTTACAGCAACAACACAAAAGATCTCATTGGCGACTTCCAGAACAAAGCTGGTGCCAGCATGAAAGATCAAAAGCCTGCTACTAAGCCTCATTTGGGCCAAGCATCAGGTGTTAACACAAAGTCTCCAGTAGCTAGAGGCTAATCTGAAATGAAGACGCTAAGAGAACAACTTACCTTTAATCAGGCCAACATCCAGGTGTTGGAGGAAGCTGATATCAGCGGAGGTAAGAATCTCTATCTTAAAGGCATTTGTATTGAAGGCAACAAGCGCAATGCAAATGAACGTGTCTATCCTTTACACGAGATATCTAAGGCAGTTAATACTATTAATCAACAGATTAAAGAAGGTAACTCCGTTTTAGGTGAAGTGGATCACCCAGATGATTTGAAGATTAACTTGGATCGTGTGTGCCACAGCGTTGAAGGCATGTGGATGGATGGAGACGCAGGATGTGGCAAACTTAAAATTTTGCCAACTCCAATGGGAGAATTGATCAAGACGTTGCTACAATCTGGTGTTAGACTAGGTGTATCAAGCCGTGGAAGCGGCAACGTTGATGACAGAACAGGACATGTAAGTGACTTTGAAATTGTCACTATAGATGTGGTTGCACAACCCAGTGCTCCGAATGCTTATCCTAAAGCAATTTACGAAGGACTCATGAACATGAAGTACGGACATAGATTGCTTGAAGTGGCTCGCGAATCTGGGCATAACAACAAAGTGCAGAGATATCTCAAAGATGAAGTCAAAAAGCTCATCAGAGATCTCAAAATATAAGGAGAACCAGGCATGTTAGATGCTATCAAACCATTGCTAGATAGTGACCTGATCACCGAGGAAACTCGCATGGAGATCAATGAAGCTTGGGAAACCAAGCTAAATGAAGCTCGTGAACAGGCTCGTGTAGAACTCAGAGAAGAGTTTGCACAACGCTACGAGCACGACAAGTCAGTAATGGTGGAAGCCCTTGACAAAATGGTAACAGAAGGTCTCGCCGCAGAGATTCAAGCCGTGGCTGCTGAAAAGCAAGCATTGGCTGAAGATCGCGTCCGTTTCCAACGCAAGATGAACGAATCAGCAACGAAGTTTAACGGCTTCTTGGTTAGTAAACTTGCAGAAGAAATTGGCGAATTGCGTAAAGATCGTAAAATGCACACCGAAGGTCTAGCCAAGCTAGAAAACTTCATGGTGCATGCATTGGCTCGTGAGATCCAAGAGTTTGCCGCAGACAAACGTGACGTAGTGGAAACAAAAGTCCGCCTCGTTCGTGAAGCCCGTAGCAAGCTGGAAGGATTGAAAGCACGTTTCGTAAAAGAAAGTGCAGACAAAATGAGTCAAGCTGTTAGCCGTCACTTGAAGGCTGAACTTACACAATTGCAAGAAGACATTAAAGTTGCTCGCGAGAACAATTTTGGTCGTCGTATCTTTGAAGCGTATGCAAGCGAATTTGGTGCTACTCACTTGAATGAGAAAGCCGAAGTACGCAAGTTATACTCTGCATTGTCCCGCAAGGACCAGCAATTGGCGGAAGCCATCAAACTCACACAAAAGGCGAAAGTCGTTGTGGAGAGTAAAGAACGCGAACTGCGTATGATCAAAGAATCCAACGAGCGTGACAGCACGATGGAAATGTTGCTTTCTCCCTTGAACAAGGAAAAGCGCGATGTCATGCGTAATTTGCTCGAAAGCGTCCAAACTTCACGTTTGAAAAATGCTTTTGAAAAGTATCTACCAGCAGTGTTGGAAGACCGCTCTGTGAAAGCTTCTAAAGTGATCACAGAAAATGTTTCCTCAGTTACCGGTGATAAGACTGTTCCTACCCAAAACGTTGATCAAGAAGATCGCAGCAATGTGATCGACCTCAAGCGTCTGGCTGGACTGTAATTTAAATTTTTAGGAGACTTAAATGTCAGAACCATTGTTAGAAAGTCGCTGGGGCGAAACCAAAGAAGCATTGCTCGAAGGTTTGAACGGTACCCGTCGCAATTCCATGAGTGTGATCCTTGAGAACACACGCAAGTACTTGAAAGAAAATGCATCTGCAGGTTCTACAAGTTCCGGCAACATTGCCACATTGAACCGCGTGATTCTTCCCGTGATTCGACGTGTTATGCCAACCGTTATTGCTAACGAGTTGGTTGGTGTTCAGCCAATGACTGGTCCAGTTGGTCAGATCCACACTCTGCGTGTACGTTATGCACAGAGCTTGACTGATTCTTCTGCTGCCGCAACTAGCGTTACAGCTGGCCAAGAAGCATTGAGCCCATTCACTATTGCTACTGCATACTCTACAGTACCAAAAGACACAGCAACAGCAACAGCTTACACTGGTGGCAACACAGCTACCATGGAAGGTAACGGCGGTAAGCAAATTTCCGTCCAAATCTTGAAGCAAGCTGTTGAAGCCAAGACTCGCAAATTGCAAGCTCGTTGGACATTTGAATCTGCACAAGACGCACAAGCCATGCACGGTATTGACGTTGAAGCAGAAATTATGGCTGCTTTGGCTCAAGAGATCACAGCTGAGATCGACCAAGAGATTCTCTTGTCACTACGTTCTTTGGCCGCTACTGAGTTCACATACAACCAAGCTACCGTTTCAGGTACAGCTACATTCGTTGGTGACGAGCATGCCGCATTGGCTGTTTTGATCAACCGTGTTGCTAACTTGATCGCCCAACGTACACGTCGTGGCGCTGGTAACTACGCTGTTGTATCTAGTGCCGCATTGACAGTGTTGCAATCTGCAACTACTTCTGCCTTTGCACGTACTACAGAAGGTACATTTGAAGCTCCTACAAACACTAAGTTTGTTGGTACATTGAACGGCGCTATGCGTGTGTTCGTTGACTCTTATGCTAGCGACACAACACCTGTGTTGGTTGGTTATAAAGGTTCTTCAGAAGCTGACGCTCCTGCATTCTACTGCCCATACATTCCATTGATGAGCAGTGGTGTTGTATTGGATCCAACAACATTCGAACCAGTCGTGAGCTTCATGACACGTTATGGTTACATCGAACTAACTAACACTGCATCATCTTTTGGTAATGCTGGTGACTACGTTGGTGAGATTGCTGTTTCCAACTTGTCTTTCTCCTAATCAGAGATTGCAAAAGTTGGAAAATACGAGTGCTAGACACCAAGAGCGAAAGCTTCTGTGGAGCCAAGTGGTTTAACTCTACTATATGGTTGCGTCCCGGCAGAACTGCTAGTTGCCATCACAATCCAGGTCACAACATAGACCTTGAAGAAATCAAAACAAATCCCAGTGCCATACACAATACTGCAATCAAAAAAGAAGAACGCAGAATGATGCAACGTGGTGAGAAGCCCTTGAACTGTCAGTATTGCTGGACCTATGAAGAACTACATCCGGACAACTTAGGTGATCGTGTGTTCCTTAGCAAACACTCTTCAGAAGAAGATCTACAACGTGCATTTGATGCACCTTGGGATGAGGATATTGACCTTGACTACATTGAAGTTGCATTTGACAGAACATGCCAGATGGCCTGTAGCTACTGCTGGCCTGGCGCTAGCACTACCTGGGTCAAAGATCTAAAGAAAAACGGACCTTACGTTAACTTACCTACAGACATTCGCAATCATCACAGCCATGCCAGTTATGATGACGACGGGTTTGACTACGGCTCAGACAATCCTTACATCAATGCGTTCTTCAAGTGGTGGGATCAAAGTCTGCACAAGTCAATCAAGACATTCAAAATCACAGGCGGTGAGCCGTTTATGAGCGGATACCTTTGGGACTTCTTTGACATGCTGGTTGAAGGCAGATTCAAAACAGATGCCAAAATCAGCATCTGCACTAACTTGGGCATACCCACAGAAAAAGTACACAAGTTCTTGGACATTGTGGAAAAAACTGGACTAAACTTTGAAATCACTACCAGCGGAGAAGCATTTGGTGACAAAGGTACCTACGTGCGTGACGGATTGGAATGGGAAACATTTGTTCGCAACTTTGAATTGATTCGCAACTCGCCCTTGATCAAGAACCCCATCTTTATCATGGGCACAGTGAATGCGCCAGCTATTGATGGATTCTTGGGATTCTTGAACTGGGTCAAAGAACAGAAAGAAGCCGCCGGATCACCAGGTGCTGTGAACTACAGCATTACTCCTGTGCGCTTTCCTACCTATCAAAACTTGTTTATCTTGCCCATGGAACTGCGTCAACAGTACAGTCAAGAGATTCGAGTCTACATGGACAACCCAGACAATCTCAAGTGGTTCAACGAGTACGACTTGGTCAACATCAACAGATTCATACACTACGTGGCCACTGCTGAAGTGCCGCACAAGGAAGTCAAAATTGGCTGGGCCAAGGACAAAGATTTTGACAAAGAGAATCGCACATTTGACGTTGACGAACTAAGTCAAGATTTCAAGAGCTTCTTTACACAGTTTGATCAACGGCGTGGAAAAAGTTTTGTTGACACTTATCCACGCCTGGCCAACTGGTACAATAGTCTTTAAACTTTAAACCAGCCTAGATATTGACTAACTTTTTTGGTTACACTAGCCCAGTCGCCCATGACTGGTTGACGAAACAATCGTGCAGTTGAATACCACGGACTAGAGTCACGATTCAACAACCATCGCCAGTCCACAGCAAACCAGTTGAGCATGATCCATGTGGGACGACCCAGTGCTCCTGCCAAGTGAGCAATGGCAGTATCTACACTGACCACCACATCAAGATTTACTATCAATGCGGCTGTGTCGGCAAAACTTTGAATACTGCCTGGATACATTGTGACACCAGCAGACTCCAAGGTTGCAGTCTCTTCATCAGTTGCATCTATTTGCAAGTTAATCCATTCATACTGTGGATTGGCCTGAATCATTTTTAGCATGTCTTCAAACGGCATGCCCTTGTGGCGGTTTAACCATGCATCTCTACGGCCGCTCCAGCTAAATGCCACACGCATGCGTTTTTTTGGACCTAGTTTTTGTAACCATTGTTGTTGCAATCCAGCATCAGCATTTAGATAATTTATTGGACTAGGCAAGTTCTGTAGTGTAATACCCAGGATACCTGGGATGCTCATGATAGGCACCCAGTAGTCAAAGTCTGACACTGAGTAGTCGTAGCCTGATACACGTTTGATTATAGGACTGCCACTCAGCATTGGTACAAGCCCGTCTGTGACCTGCAGAATAATTTCTGCGCCCATCACGTGCAAGTTGTACAAGAACCGCACAAATTGAATGTTGTCTCCATGTCCTTGCTCGCCTATTACAAGAATAGTTTTTCCCTTGAGATCTTGACCAGTCCATCGAGGCTGTGTAAATTTTGGAAATGTACCAGCCAAGTGTTCGTAGTTAAATCGCACTTCGTACGCAGGCCATCCTTGCGCATAGTTGCCACTCAACAAGTGTGCCACAGCAAGGTTAAACTGTGCTGTGATGTTGTTGGGATCTAGCTGTATGGATCTGGTTAAAAATGGTATTGCGCCTTCTGGCTCGCCTACTTCACGTAGCACATTGCCGTAGTTGTTGAAGGCGGCAGCACTTTGACGATCTTGACGCATGGCCTCAGCATAGCATTG